CTCACCTGTAACAAAAGTCTCTTCCTTGATAACCTTGTTGGGGTCGGTGACCTCCTGCGCTGCAACCGGTACTGCCATAATGAGCGTCATTACTGCGGTAACCATTAAAACTGTAGCAATCCTTCTTCTTTTTCTCATTCTTCCTATCCTCCTTATATCCATATTGCCATTATGTTAAAAGCGGTCAGTATGGCCGCAAATAACTCTGAGCCGGTAGAGTTCTGGTTGGATGAATGCTTCATCGAATACAGCACGGCCAATGACAGAAGAACGTCTATTGTCGATACCACTGCTTTTCCAATTATTGAAGAAATAACCATAGTTTCTACCTCATGCCGCCCATAAAGGGCGGGGATTAAAGATTATTGATTATGAAAGCGGGGCGAACGCCAAGAGAGCTCGAGGCGCCGTAGTAGTACGCACCGCCGCCGGAGGCCACAATCGCAAAGGACGTCGCGGTCGCAACGTCACGGTTTAATAACCAATACCAGCAATAGTCATCTTCGAGATCGGAGCATATGCGATTCCTGCGTTTTTTCATCAAAGGAAGCTGCTTGATATCCTCCTCTTCGTAATGTTGACTGTAATCGTCCTTACCGAACATTTCACCGCGCGTAGGGATACGCAACATCATATTGCCGTGAACCGGCTTCATCCTCTTAAGAATTTTCTGCGGAAATGTCTTTATCAATTCCGTATTCATCCATTCGCACAGGTCAGCCTCATAGAAACCACCCTCATTTTTGCCGTTCCTATTCATGGGCTTTCTTGCTACGCAATCATCAAAAAAGCACAGTGCGCTCCCGTCGTTATAGACTTTCTGTACTGTTGCTGTAAACTTACCGATACCACTTAACTTAATGGTCATCTGATCGCCTATCGCGTATTGATTTGTCCTGATCTTGATTCTTCTCTTGACTTCCATATGTTCCTCCTCTCAACGGATGCGCCGTCTCTCCGGCTGTCACGGTGAGCGCCTGTAATAGCTTACGTATTCTGATCGCATAGATATACGCGCCTACATTATTGGAGATTGCCGTTACTCTCTGTACCTCTGCGCTAAGCCACTTATTTACCACTGCCAAGTATTTTGTGTGCCTTTTAAGTATGCAGGCCTCGTGCGACCTTTTCTTAATCTGCATACTCGCTTTTAAAGCGGGCAGTTCCAGAACTACTCGGGTTATGAAGGACTTGAACCTTCGACTTCCTGATTAACAGTCAGGCGTTCTACCAACTGAACTAATAACCCTTATACCCGATAAGATAGGTAGCGGGGGAACCTTATCGGGCGGCTTTCGCCTTATCCGACAGTCCGTGTCGGTGTCCTAAACATATTTCCAATAGAATCCGTATGATTTACCTCCCACACGCGCGGCTTGATTAAGTTTTCCCGGACTCTTGAAACCATTATCATTTGCAGCTTCTACTGCGCTATCATAAACTCTCAGCTGTACTCCGTTCTCAATTTGAGCTATTCTTTTTTTACCGATACCCACACCAGTTTTTACTTGTTTTTTTATTCTTCCATTATCTATCAATATTTTTCTAACCCACTGATGTGTTAATCCGAGTTTTTCTTCTATTTCGCTCAATTTCCAACCTTTATCAAATAGGCATACTATTATTTCTTTTTTTCTTTCTTTTTCATAAATACCTAATTGGTTTCTTTTTAGTTGTATGGCTTGATGACTTCTTCCTATCCTATTAGCCACTTCATCCGCCGACAAAGAAATGTCCTTCAGTATTTTGATCTCATCGTCACCCCAAAAATTAGTTATCCTTCTTTTTTTAAATTTCTTTCTGCGCATGATGGATGATACTGTGCTTTCGGGAATACCGACAATTTGAGCAATTTCGTTAATCTTTTTTTCTTTGTTTTCTATGATCTTATTGACGGTTTCCTCGTCATACCTTTGTTTATCCTTTCGTAATTCAAGATTGTATATCTTGGCAATCTGGTATATACATGAAACATTCCGATCCAGTTTTTTTGCAATTTCGATTGCATTCATTTCCGGATGTCTTTTTACAAATTCTATTTCCTCTTCTGTATATTTTCTTCTTCTCAAAAGATCATCTATTTCATCGAATAAATCTGTTAGTTCTTTGGTGTAACTACTAACAATTATTTGTTTTTCTTTCGGAAGATTCCTGTTTATTCGTTCGATATCTCTGTCATTATTTATAAAACTATCTCGGGAAATTTTACGGAGGCTCCTGCTATTACATACAAAATCAAAAACCATGGGATTTTTGTTGTCAGCAGATAAAGCTCTACCAAGCTGCTGGAAATATATCTGTGGACTTTTTGTTGTTCTTAAAAAAACAACCGTATCAACCCTATCTAAGTGCACCCCTTCGTTCAAGATGTCCACGCAAAATAAAACCGACAATTCGACCTGTTTTTCAAAATTTTCTATCTCTGCCGCAATTTTTTTATCTGTGTCGAGAGAGGAAATGCTGTAATTTTTTTTTGCGCCTATTGCTTTTGTGATTTCTGTTTTATGCCTTTCTATCGACTTTATACTATTTAGAAAAACTATTATTTTTTTATTATCCCCAAGATTCTCCCTGAATGCGGTTTTAATACTCGCTATATTTTTTTTACATTCCAATATTTCATTCGCCAGTATATCTTTTTTCCCGCTTTTTATTTGTTTGGTCTTTTCCAAATATTTTTTTATTTCTTTATCAGACTCATACCAAACAGATATATATTTAAACGGCGACAAGATGCCATTTATAATCGACTCTTCGAGATTGCAACCGCGCACAGTATTATTGCCAAAGAGTTCATAAGCCATATCTCTCGAATTATCAAGGTAGCGAATTTCTGTTGCGGTTACTCCAATTATTATTTGACTCTCGTTTTTTAAGAATCTATCTACAAAAGATTTTCCCCATACTTTGCTGCCCAAGTGATGCATCTCATCTGCTACCACAATGTCATAATTTGTTTCATCGTCAATGTGTGCGGACATTCCCTGATATGTGTCAATGGTGAAATCACATCCTGTTTTTCTCAGGAGCTTTTCCCACTGATCTCCTATTGCATTGGTTGGAACCAATATAAGCGACTTACCTTTATGTTCTTCAAGGTATTTCCCGATAATATAGGATTTCCCTGTGCCTGTAGCCTGTATCAGTGCAACCCTATTATTGGATTCTAATTTCTCACATAACTCTGCGTATGTAGGTTTGTTGTGTTCCAGTAATTCTATCATTGACATTCCTCGTTGCGTTCGCTTTGCTATACGCTTACAAGTTTAGCGTAGCGAACGTTTAATGTCAAGTGCGTTTTACGATTTTTTTAATTTTTTTATAGTGTCAAGTTTTCGGGACAATCTAAGAGTTGTGAAATGCTGATATCAAGAGCCTTGGCGACATCATACGCTTTGTCTATCAGGGGATACTTCATATTGTTTTCCCATGCGCTGATTATCGGCTGTGATGTGTTAATCATCTTGGCAAGCTGTCGTTGCGACAATCCTCTCTCTTCCCGATATCGTTTCAAGTTCACGGAAAACCAATAATTCATACGTTTATCCCCTTATATCCCCAATGCCGATCTGCTATGTACTTCTGCCCTGCCGCCTTCAAGGTTATCTACGAATAGAGCGAGCATAGCAAGACTGTCAACGCCGTCATCATGCGTGTTCTTACCTAACTGTGTCCAGCTGCATACCTGCGCCATGAATACTCCATAATCATCACGTGGGTCATACATGGACGGATCCTTGAAATATACGTGTTTCTTTACCCAATCGGAATTTACGATTATCTTTGTTTCCTTATTTTGCGTGCTGTATTTCTTTGTAATATGGGTTCTGCCGCCCATTTCTTTAACGAGGCGTTCCACTTCATTAGCTGTCCTTGAACCTTCGCGGTTACTCTCAAACTGTGCTTGCTGTACATGGTGTTTTACGAGCATTTCCGCATTGAGTTTATCGAGTGTTCCGGGATCAATGTTCTTGAATACAACAGCTTCAAGATAAAATCTATCGCCATACTGATAAGCAATCGGCATACTATTAAAGTCTTTACCGGTATCCTTGGTATCACATACGGCCAGGATTGCATCAGGCTCATTGATTATCGGGTTGCCTTCCTCGTCCTGTTTGTCTGAAGGAAGCTCGAAATAGCGCATAAGCTCGTCAGGATGATAAAGGATTCCTTCACGTTCTATCGGGTCCGACTTATAAAGACAGCGATAAGAAACATCGTCCATTGACAGTTCCATATCGTTGAAATACTTTACATCAAACCCAAGATCGTAGTCATAATCGAAATTACTTGTCTGCGTCTCGGGGTCTATATCAGGTATTGCAATAAATTCAGCACGATCAGAGCCTGCATACTGCCTGTCCAGTCTTCCGATTACATCATGGACTGACCACCTTGTAGCAATGTGGATTTCTTTTGCTTTCTTTTTCTTACGTGACTTAAGATCGGTCGTGTACTCCCCATAGAGCTTGTCGAGTCGGTCTTTCGATAATGCCTCTTCGATACCGGACACGAGATCATCACAATAAAGAAATCCCTCGCAACGAGTCACACCGGTAAGGGAAGCTCGAATTGGCCTGCAAGTAAGAGTCTTGAACGGCTGCCACCTGTCAAGGTTTATCGTTTCCTCTTTCGCATTCGTGCTTTCAAACTGAACATTCGGGAATACATCCTGCCAGCAATACTCATTCGACTGGATAATATTCAGGACTGCATCATAAAACATCCTTGTCATATACCCGGAATGGGAAGACATAAGGTTTGATACATTCGGATAGTGCCCCATGACGAACGATATAAAAAATTCGCCCAAGGTTGTCTTACCAACACCCGGAGGACATGAGATCGACAATATATCAAGTTCGTCGTCTATCAGCTTCTGCATGGCGCTTACTATGCCGCAGGCCATAAACTGATTTCGTCTCGGGAGATAGAACTGCTCTTCCGGTTCGCGATTCTTTTCCACATAGAGCATGTAGCTGTCAAAGTGCTTGTGTTCGCTCGCCAGATAAAGCAGCGATCTCAGATATATCTTAAAGCATCGTTCGTCGGTATATGACAACCGCTTTGCCCTGAGTTTTACGTCCCATGCCATATCCCATGAATCGCGCATATTGTACTGCCTGATAGCATTTGCCACTCCGAGCATATCAAGCAAGTTGCTTGGGGAAGTCAGGTCGGTTGCTTTTAATTCTTTTCTTATTCTCTTAAGTTCTTCGTAAGACAGAGCCATAATATCCCTCATTCACGGCTCTGGCGGCTCTGTCTGTATTTATTCGATTTCTATATCAAGCGATATTCCCCTTCTTCTGCTCAGTGCTATTTCCCCGGTCTGCAATTCAAATAACCGTTCCTCGCACTCTTCCTTTGTTTCATATCCCGAACAGAAAACCCTATCGTCTGGTGCACGCCACTTATCTTCAAGATCAATTATGAAGTAAAGGACTGTGCCAAAACACGGCTTTGTACAGATTATGTATCTGTCATCCCGCGCCATAATGCGGTATCCGCGCTTTTCGCGTGGAACGTGTACCATATCTCCTACTTTTACTCTCATTTCTCATTTCCTCGGCATATAATAAACGCCTATATCATACCTATATACTCTGCTGCCATTCCCTTTGACGGATATCGCAAGGGGTCCTTGGTTTTCAATCGCCTTTTCAAGCTCATCCTTGTTGATCTCGCAGTTTTCCATGATGAATGCATTTGGCGGGAAGCAGGTTTTAAGCATTTCCGCAAATACTTCATCTGCTCTCTCGGCAGTCTTATAGTATCCAAGTATTCTGTAAGCCGTAGTATCAAAGTTTGCGACTATCCTGTTATTTTCAACGGAAATACTTTTAATCTGATCTATGTTCACGACCTCTCGCTGCTCATAATCCACAATATACATATTCAACCCTCTATCCATTTATTATCGAAATAATAGAAACAAAATACCGCAGCTCCTATCAGGCATACATACAGCACCCAAAACACTATGTTGCCTATTATGGTGCTTCTTTTCATTCTTTCCACGGCCTCATTTATGTTTTTCTTTTCCATAAATTCGGCATTATAAATGGTATTGTCAGCCAGTCTTGCATATATTGTTCCGGCATATTCCGTATCGCGCACGTCATATACATACCGGATGTTCCCCCACTTCTTGATAGTCTTCAAATACCTTGCCGTGGGAAACTCTATCTTTCCATACTCAAATTCATGGCCCAGGAAGGAAATAGTAGTACAAGTAAAATCCTCATGCCCTGTCTCATCCCACGTATAATAAACTTCTTCCTCTGTGTACGTGTTTCCTTCGCTATCTGTCTTTGTCACCATTCTTGTATGTCTTGTGTATCTTTCTTCTGTTTTCCTTATGGTCGCATACTCGCCCTCAATATCGGGTATGCTCACGGGATCCACCGCCTTCAGAACACCATGGACAAAAGCCTTTCCTGCATTCGTCCTCATAGCATATTCAAACAGTTCTGTGTTTTCGTCGATTTTTGCTGCCTGCTCGTATTCTTGGTTCTTTTCGTCCGCAAGCGACGATATTTTCTCGTTGATAAAGAGTCCTATGGTGAACATGATAAGTATAATTATTATGCTGAATAGTATTTCCCGCTTAGTGATCTCCATAATCAATCCCCAAACAGATTTGATACTGGTTGCGTATCGTCTTTGACGTATTCAAGATACTTATAATCTGCGATTACATATCCCATCATCCCAAGGATTTGCCTATGGGGGAACTTCCTGACATATTTGTTATAATTCCTGATCTGGTCATTGTATGTTTTCCTGTGTTCTGCGATTCTGTTCTCGGTGATGGCGAGTTCATTCATAAGTTCCCTGTAATTCTCGCTTGATTTCAGCTCGGGATATGCTTCAGCAACAACAGACAATAATGTATTTACCTCGTCTATGTCTACGTCGTCGCCCTCTTTCCTTGCGTTAACGACTGCCAGAAGTGTTTCTGCCTCGTGCTTGTCATATTGCTTTACGCAGTCCGCAAGATTATAGATAAGGTCGGTCCGGCGTTTTTCCTGCACCTGTATATCTGATTTCGCTGACATAATCTGTTCTTCAAGGGAAATAGCCCTGTTGTTTGTGACAGCAAATATCCCAATAATCAGAAGTATGGCTGCCACAACTATTCCCGAAATAATCAACGCTCTTTTCATAAATTCCTCCAATCCTATACTTCTTCATCGCATCCAAGCTCTATAAATGCTTTCTTAAGCTTGGGGTACTGATAGGCGAACCAGTCCGTCACGGTTTCATCTACCCCCAAGGGATTATGCTGATAATTAAATCCCAGACCGCTTTCAAAATGGAATGCATGAATCACTTCATGTCTGAGCCATCTTCTCTGTGCGGCCTCAAAATTTTCAAGGCCATCTATATTATCAGACCGGATGACTATTGTTCTGCTATCAGGTTCTGTATATCCATCCTCATCTGATCTCACAAGCGCCTTGTATTCTACTCTCCATACCGAACCGAGTATGGTTACA